AAGCAGAGAACAGGCTGGACACGCTCGACGCCGGCACCGAGAAGCTGCCCGCCGAGATGCGCATCTATTCGGTCGACGAGCTGCTGCTCGACCCGGCGAACGTCCGGCCCCACAAGCGGAAGAACATCGACGCGATCAAGGTGAGTCTGACCTGCTTCGGCCAGCAGAAGCCGATCGTCGTGGACCCGAAGCAGGTCGTCCGCGCCGGCAACGGCACGCTGATTGCTGCTCGTGAACTCGGGTGGAAGAGGATCGGCGGTACCCCATCCGATCTCGAAGGCGCGGAAGCTGCCGCGTACTCGATTGCCGACAATCGAACGACTGATCTCTCGGAGTTCCACGAGCCCGATCTCGTCGACATTCTGAACGCGATGGACCCCGGGCTCCAGGCTGCGACCGGCTTCATCGGTCAGGACGTGCAGGCGCTCGTCGACAAGGTCCGCGCCACGGATACGACCGCGCTCGACGGGGAGCTGGCGGCGATCGCCAGCCTGAAGGAAAGCACGATCACGCTCTCTGTGCCGACCGAGTCGCAGAAGAACGTCGAGAAGTGGCTGGCGAACGGCGAACCGAACACGGCTGGCGGCCGGGGCCGCGGGGTGATGAAGCGATGCGAATTGCTCTGATCGACCCGACGCCCGAGAGGCGACGCGAACGCCTCTATCCGATCGGGCTGCTCCGTCTCGGCGCCTACCTGCGCGAGCGCGGCGATCAGGTCGAGCTGTTCACGAACCGCGTACCATCCGAGGGCATCTTCGACGAGGCGTGGCTGTCCGTCGTGTTCACCTATCATATCCCGCACGCGCTCGGCATCGTGAAGAAACTCGACGGGCGCGTGTCGAGGGTGCGCGTGGGCGGCCCGGCCGCGTCGCTGCTCCCCGACTACTTCACGAAGACCGGCGCCGAGGTCCACGTCGGGCGACTGCCCGAGGCCGAGAGCTTCGCACCGGCCTACGATCTGCTCGGGTTCGACCCGGAGTATTCGATCGCGAGAATGACCCGGGGCTGTCCGCGCAAGTGCGAGTGGTGCGCCGTGCCGATCATCGAAGGCAAGTTTACGCAGCACGAATGGGTCGGCGACCTCGACGTCCGTGCGAAGCGTATCCTGTTCTACGATGACAACATCCTCGCCCTGCCCGCCCGCAAGCTCGGGCCCGAGCTGGCGAATCTGCGGGCGCTCTGCGATGCGGGCACGGTGCAGACGTTCGACTTCAATCAGGGACTCGACCCCCGCCTAGTCGGGGAGAAGGACGGGAAGCAGCAGCCAGGCGCCGTCGAGAAGTGCGATGCGTTCGCGAAGCTGCCGCTCGACCCGGTCCGGTTCGCCTTCGACGGGATGCACGAGGACGGGTGGGTACAGAGCGCGATCCGTCGGTTCGCTCAACGGGGACATGCGAACTTCATGTCGCTCGTGCTCTACAACTACGAGGACGCGCCTCGGGATATGTACCACCGGCTTCGGGCGTTGCAGCAAACGTCGTCGGACGTGACCGACGAGCTGGGGCGGTGGGTCCGGTGCCAGAGCGTCCCGATGCGCTACTCGCCGATCGACCGTGTCGGGCGCGATCGCGACTACGTCGGCCAGAACTGGAGCGTCGATCTGCTCCACTCGTTCCGGGCGCTGGCGAACGGGCATGCCGTCACCGGCCAGATCTCGACCGATACGATGGAGGAGTTCGAATACTGGTTCGGCCAGGACGCCGACGAGTTCGTGCGCATGCTGCGCTACCCGAGGATCAAAGAACTCGCCGAGAAGCGGAAGCTGTTCATCCGTGGGCTGCGGGCGAAGCTGCGCGACGAGGGCCGGGGCAACCGTATGGACCTGGCCCGCGAGCTGGTCGCGGTGCGGGAGGCGCGGGCGAATGCCTAACGCCGGCACCGAGCACCCCGCGTTCATCGCCTCGCAGTTCAAGCCGGGGCAGTCCGGCAACCCGGCCGGGCGCCCGCCGCGCAAGAGCTTCGAGGAGATCGTCGCCACGATCCTCGACGAGCACGTCGAACAGCTCGACGGCGATAAGCGCGAGCTGGTCGCCCGGATCTTCGTCGACGAGCTGCTGTGCCGCAATAGCCGACTGATCCGCGAGTTCCTCGCCCGCGTTTGGCCGGCGCCGCTGAAGCACGAGGTCTCCGGCGTGAACGGCGGGCCGATCACCCTCGCCGATTTCGTCCAGCTGGCGCGCGACGACTATCGTCCGCCGCCCGGAGCCCCTTCGGAAGACGAGATCCCCGACGAAGAGGTAGGGGTCATCGGCCGAATCGTGCTCGGGAGGAAGCGCGATGCTTGAATATCCGTTGAGGCTGCGACCGTGCCCTCGATTGGAAGTGTTCGCGAGACTGATCGCGATCGAGATCGGCCTGCTTCTTTGGCCGACTCTCGGAGGGTTAAGAGCAGAGAAGCGACTGTATCGTGAACTGTGGCCGGAGCGAGCCGATCGTCGATGGGGAAGCGACGAGCGATGGGGAAGCGATGAGCGCGGCGGCTGAAGTCTACACGCCCGAGATCGCGGTGCGCACGTTGCGACGCGGTCGCGGCGACCCGGCGTGGTGGATACGCTCGACGCTCGGCGACGACCCGTGGCCTGCGCAGGTCGAGATCATGGAATCGGTTCGCGACAATCGCGAGACCTCGGTCAAGTCCTGCCAGGGCGCGGGCAAGTCATGGAACGCGAGCCGCCTCGTGCTCTGGTTCCTCTATAATTGGGCGCCCTCGATCGTACTCACCACGGCGCCGACCGACCGCCAGGTCCGAGGGATTCTCTGGAAAGAGATCCGACTCGCGCACCGGCGCAGCCCGATGCTCGGCGGCGAATGCTTGACCGAACGGCTGGAGCTGGCGCCCGATCATTGGGCATTGGGATTCACCGCGCCGGAGTACGACCCGGAGAAGATGACCGGGTTTCACGAAGAGAATATGCTCTTCGTCGTCGACGAGGCCGCGGGCGTTTCCAAGCTAATCGACGAGGGGATCGAATCACTACTGACCTCGGCGAACTCCCGCAAGCTACAGATCGGCAACCCGACCGATCCGCAGTCCGCGTTCGCAGACTCGTTCAAGCAGAGCGACGTCTCGAAGATCTCGATCAGCGCGTTCGACACGCCGAACTTCACCGAGTTCGGAATCACCGAACAGGACATCGCGTCGGGCGGGTGGCGCGAGAAGATCGGCGCCCGTCCGCTGCCGCGTCCGAAGCTGGTGACGCCCGAATGGGTTGCGCGCAGGTTCAAGCGATGGGGCAAAGACTCGCCAATGTATAAGGCGCGCGTCCTCGCCGAGTTCCCCGAGCAGGGTGCTAACAATCTGATCCCGCTCGCATGGATCGAGGCGGCTGCGGCTCGCAGTCTCGAACCCGGTGAGCCGAACGAACTCAGCTCCGACGTTGCCCGCGGTGGCGGCGACGAGAGCGTGATCGGGCACCGACGCGGACCCGTCTACCGGACGCGCTGGTCGTCGTACACGAACGAACTCATGCAGCTGACGGGCGAGATCACCCGGGCGATGATCGAGACCGGAGCGAAGCGCGCTCGTGTCGACGAAGTCGGCGTCGGTGGCGGGGTCGTCGACCGCATGCGCGAACTCGGACGCCCCGTCGTGGGCATGAACGGCGGGCGGAAGAAGGGCGTCGACACGGAACGCTTCGTCAACGAACGGGCCGAAATGTTCTGGAATCTGCGCGAGCGGTTCGACCCCGCCACGCTACCGCTGATCGACATTGACCCCGACGATCAGGAGCTGCACGCCCAGCTCGCGTCGATTCCCTATAAGACGAACAGTGCCGGCCAGATCTACATCATGCCCAAAGAAGAGATGAAAACGAAGCTGGGGCTGACAAGTCCCGACCGCGCCGACACGCTCGCCCAAGCCTATGCGCGCGTCTCTACGACCGGGGAGGTGAGAATATGGTGACGCGACCGGCGACGTCGGAGGGTAGATGATGCCCCGTTGGCTCCCCGCGCTGCGCAACCCGCTGCGAACGGCGCCGGCGGTTGACCCCGCGCTTGTCGCCTCGCTCGTCGAGACGTTCGGCGCCGATCAGGTCAAGCTCTTCAAGCAGTCGTCGGGTGGTATCGGCGGGCTGGTCGCGCTGATCCGCCAAGGGAAGCGGACGCTACCGAGGCGCGGGCAGATCAAGCTACTCGAATCGTATGCGGAGATGCCCTGGGTTCGCGCCGTCGTCGGGAAGATCATGGAATCCGTGGCCTCGACGGAGTGGACCGTCTACCGTTCGAAGAACGCGGACAAGGGCGAGCGCGCGGCAGCCGCGAAGTTCTACTCGAAGTGTGGCCCCGTCCGGCGCAAGCGACTTCGAAAGCAGATGGAGCTAGTGGAGCTGCCAGGTCACCAGATTCTCGATCTGCTCGAAGACGGCAACGACTTCCACACGGGGCAGACGATCGACGAGCTGACGCAGGCGCATCTCGAACTCGTCGGCGAGGCGTTCTGGCTGAAGGAACGCAACGGCATGGGTCGCCCGACCGAGCTTTGGAGCATCCCGCCGAATTGGATCGTGGACGTGCCGGCCCCGGGCAAGGGCGAGCAGACGTTCACGTTCCGCGTGGACGGCCAGGAGACGACGATCCCGATGCAGGAGGTCATCTGGTTCAAGAAGGCGGA